ATCTTTATCACTTTAGAATCTCGTAGAAAAGAATGGGATAATGATCTTAAAGAACTTCACTCCAGAATAACTACCAATAGTAGAGAGTTAAGAGAACATCAAATACAATCGGAGAATACAATGTTAAATGAACTTCGGTCTATGAAATCACAACTATCCGAAAGAGTTGGTGTACTAGAGAAGTGGAGATGGTTAATCATTGGTGGTTCTATTATTATCGGTTTAATGATGTCAAATCCAAGTGGTAATCTATGGAATTTCCTAAGTTAATTGCTTGACTTTTTCACGTTTATTTGATATAATCAATGTATGTCAAGTTATATAGATACCAAATATCTAAACTTATTATCTACAAGACTTCCGAAGTTTAAAAGAAAAGCAGAATACTTATTTAATTTTAGGTGTCCGCATTGTGGTGATTCTCAAAAGTCACAATCAAAAGCTAGAGGTTTTGTTTATAAGAAAAAAAATGATATGTTCTTTAAATGCCATAACTGTGGTATAGGACAATCATTAGGTAATCTAATTAAATTTATTGATCCCAATCTATACAAAGAATATATATTTGAAAGATTTAAAGATGGTAAACCTACAAAAGATAAAATTGAATTTGATTTTACACCATCAAAAGAATTAAAAACAAGAACTGCTGATGAAAAGTTATTAAATGAATTAGAATCATTTGATAAATTAGTACAGACACACCCAGCAAAACAATTTGTATTTAAAAGATTTATACCTAAAGAACATTGGAATAAGTTTTTCTTCTGTCCTAAATTTTATGAATGGACTAATACTATTGTACCTAATAAATTTACAGATTTAAGACAAGATCACCCTAGAGTTGTAATACCTTTCTATGATAGAGCAGGTAAATTCTTTGCGTTTCAAGGTAGGGCATTTGGTAAAGAACAACCAAAATATATTACAATTAAGTTTGATGAAAGTAAAGAGAAGATATATGGTCTTGATAGGTTAGACTTAAACAAACCTGTTATGATAACAGAAGGTCCTATTGATAGTTTGTTTTTAGATAATGCTATTGCCCTTGCTGGTGCTGACGCTAATATAAAAATACAACCTCAACAATGTACTATGATATTTGATAACGAACCTCGTAATAAAGAAATTGTAAAAAGAATGATAAGTGCTATAAACAAAAATTATAATGTCGCAGTGTGGCCAAAGTCATTGAAATACAAAGATATTAATGATATAATAATTGCTGGTAAAACATCAGCTGAAGTACAAACTCTTATAAGTAATAACACACATTGCGGACTAACAGCACTTCAAAACATCAATAACTGGAAAAGGATCTAATGAAAACTAGCGAGATTAACGTACTTAAGCGAAATGGGCGTGGTAAAGAACCTCTTAATATTGACAAGATTCATTCCATGGTTGGTTATGCAACTGAAGGTATTACAGGAGTTAGTGCCTCTCATGTTGAGATGAATAGTGGTATACAATTTGCAGATGGAATGAGTACAGACGACATACAACAAATTTTAATTAAGTCTGCTAATGATCTAATTAGTTTAGAAAATCCTAACTATCAATATGTTGCAGCTAGACTATTATTATTTTCCCTTCGTAAAAAATTATATCGTAGATTATGGGAACACCCAAAATTCATAGATCAAATTAAAAATTGTATTACCCAAGGTGTTTACGATAAAGATATATTAACACATTATACTGAATCTGAAATTGATAGAATGGGAATGTGGATTCACCATGAACAAGATTATAAATTTACCTATGCAGGTTTAAGACAAGTAATGGATAAGTATCTAGTACAAGATAGAAGTAGTGGTGATATTTTTGAAACACCACAATTTATGTATATGATGATTTCAGCTACACTATTTGCTCAATATCCAAAAGAAACTAGATTAGAATTTGTTAGAAGATACTATGATGCAATTAGTAAATTTAAAATTAATATTCCTACTCCCGTTATGGCAGGTGTTAGAACACCTATTAGACAATTTGCAAGTTGTGTTTTAGTTGATAGTGATGATACACTGCCAAGCATCTTTTCAAGTGATATGGCAATTGGTAGATATGTTGCTCAAAGAGCAGGTATAGGTATCAACGCAGGTAGAATTAGAGGTATCAATAGTAGAATTAGAGGTGGTGAAGTACAACACACAGGTGTTATTCCTTTTCTTAAAAAGTTTGAAGCAACTGTTAGATGTTGCACACAAAATGGTGTAAGAGGTGGTAGTGCAACTGTACATTTTCCTATTTGGCACCAAGAGATAGCAGACATACTTGTATTAAAAAATAATAAAGGTACAGAAGATAATAGAGTAAGAAAATTAGATTACTCAATACAGATTTCTAAATTGTTTTATGAAAGATTTATTAAGAATGAAGATATAACTTTATTTTCTCCTAATAATGTACCAGGTTTATATGAAGCATTTGGTTTGCCTGAATTTGATGAACTGTATATTAAATACGAAGCAGATAAATCTATATCTAAAAAAACAATAGGTGCTCAAGAATTGTTTATGGATTTACTAAAAGAAAGAGCAGAAACTGGTCGTATCTATATTATGAATATAGATCACTGTAATACACATAGCTCTTTTAAAGAAAAGATTTATATGTCTAATCTATGTCAAGAGATTACACTACCCACAAAACCTTTACAACATATTGATGATAAAGATGGTGAGATTGCTTTATGTATTCTTTCTGCTATCAACTTAGGTCTATTAACTGATATGGATGAATTAGAGGACTTATGTGATCTATCAGTGAGAGCGTTAGATGAAATTATAGACTATCAAGAATATCCTGTTGAGGCTGCTAAAATATCTACACAGGCTAGAAGATCATTAGGTATAGGATATATTGGTCTTGCACATTATCTTGCTAAAAATCAAGTAAGTTACGAAAGTAAATCTGCATTAAAGATTGTTGATAAAGTAACAGAAGCATTTCAATTCTTTCTATTAAAAGCAAGTAATAATCTTGCAAAGGAAAAAACTAGATGTACATGGTTTGAAAAGACTAAATATTCAGATGGTATCTTACCTATTGATACCTATAAAAAAGACGTAGATAATATCGTAACTAGAAAATACACTTACGATTGGGAACGTTTAAGAAAAGAAATTAAAGAACACGGATTAAGACACTCAACATTATCGGCACAAATGCCAAGTGAGTCTTCATCTGTTGTATCTAACGCAACTAATGGTGTCGAACCACCAAGAGATTACTTATCAGTTAAAAAGTCTAAAAAAGGTCCACTAAAACAAATAGTACCTGAATACAATAAACTTAAAAATTTTTATACATTATTATGGGATATGAAAAGTAACGAAGGATATATTAATATCATTTCTGTTATGCAAAAGTATTTCGATCAAGCAATCAGTGGTAACTGGAGTTACAATCCAGAAAACTACAAAGATGGCGAGGTGCCTCTATCGGTAATGGCACAAGATTTATTGACAACATATAAACTAGGATGGAAAACAGCTTATTATCAAAATACATATGACGCAAAATCTGAAGTAGATGAGCCTGTACACCCAGTTGGTTGGCACGATGGTGTGGAAGAAGCACCGAAGGAAATAAAAAAAGATGAAGAAGATTGCGAAGCCTGTACCATATAAGGACTTCTTAGAACATATAACTAAAGAACAAAAAGAACTAGATGAATCAATGAAAGAAGCATTTAGACAAAGAGATGAAAGACTAAATAAGCAAAGACAAACTGAATCAGAAAAAATGCAAGAGGAGTTAGAACCATTACCAATGTGTCCTATGTCAGACGAATGAAAACATTTAATACAAAAAAAGTAGATTGGATGAAACAACCCATGTTCTTTGGTGAAGAGCCAAATGTGCAAAGGTTTGATCAACAAAAATATCCTATATTTGAAAAATTAAATCAACAACAGTTAGGTTTCTTCTGGAGACCTGAAGAGGTTTCTTTACAGAAAGATAGAAACGATTATCAATCTCTAAGTCAAGAACAAAAACATATCTTTACATCTAATTTAAAGTATCAAACACTATTAGATAGTGTACAAGGTCGTGGTCCATGTTTAGCATTTTTACCTTATTGCAGTTTACCTGAACTAGAGTCTATGTTAGTTGCATGGGACTTCAGTGAAACAATACACAGTAGATCATACACTTACATAATGAAGAATGTATATTCAGACCCTACAGAAGTATTAGATACTATCATTGATACACCACAAATCATGGCAAGAGCAAAAACAGTTACGGATGCTTATGATAAATTTATAAAATATGCTAGTCTTTATTATCTAACAAACAAAGGTGATATGAAAGAACTTAAAAGACTTCTATACCTTACAATCATTAATGTAAACATACTTGAAGGTATAAGATTCTATGTATCATTTGCTTGCTCATTTGCTTTTGGTGAACTTAAACTTATGGAAGGTAGTGCTAAGATTATATCATTAATCGCAAGAGATGAAAATTTACACCTTGCAGTATCTCAAAATATGATTAACAATTATCGTAAAAAAGAAGGCGATAAGGAGATGTTAAAGATTATCAAAGAGAATGAACAAGAAGTTTATAAGATGTATGATGAAGCAGTCCAACAAGAGAAAGATTGGGCAACATATCTATTCAAACAAGGTTCAATGATAGGTTTAAATGATAAACTATTGAATCAATATGTCGAGTTTATGGCAAACAAAAGATTAAGAGCGATAGGATTACAAGCTCAATATGATCAACCAGCATCCAATAATCCATTACCTTGGACACAACACTGGTTAAATAGTCGTGGTTTACAGAATGCCCCACAAGAAACTGAAATTGAAAGTTATGTGGTTGGCGGTATCAAACAAGATGTTGAAAAAGACAGCTTTAAAGGATTCAAACTATGATAAAAAAAACAGTAAAATGTGAAACTTGTGCTGCTGAGTATGAAATTGCATATGATCTTCCTGAAGAAGATTATAAAAATTTGTATTGTTCATTTTGTGGTAATCAATTTGAGGATAAAGAAGATGAAAACTTTGAAGCAATAGAAGATCGTTATGAAGATTGGAATTGATTATAGTTTAACTTGCCCAGCCATATGTATAAACACCTCAAAAGAAGATTTTAAATACAACGATTGCACCTTTTATTACTTAACTAGTGTAAAGAAATATGAAGGCACTTTCGTAGATGGTAATGTAAAATTTATAGGATTTAGACATGAAGAATACACTAGAGAAGAACAACGATATGAAAATATATCTAATTTCTTTTTAAGAATTATAGAGAGATATTCCAATAGTAATTATTTACTACATAAAAACCCCACAATCAATTTAGAAGATTACTCATTTGCCTCAACAGGTCGTGTATTTCATATTGCTGAAAACATGGGTTTGTTAAAGTATAAGTTATATAAAAACGATTATCATTATAATTTACTTGCACCAGCACAGGTTAAAAAGTTTGCTACTGGTAAAGGTAATGCAAATAAAGAGAAGATGATTGAGGCTTTTAAAGAAGATAGTGGCTGCGACATACTTAAAAAGTTTGAGTGTAACTTCACATCACCAGTTTCTGATATTGCAGATTCATATTTTATTTGTAAATTCAAATTTGTCTAAATAGAATTAATTATGTCATTACCAATTAGAAAATTTATAGTCAGATTAAGAATGTGGTACGCAGATATTCGTGGACATCATGGACACAAATGGAACTATGAACCTGGAAATCACTATTTTGGTCGTAATAAGAACAAAACAAGAACATAATCATCAAAAACCCCCCATTTTATTCACTTTTTAGCGCTTGACTTTGTGCCGAAACTATGTTATAATATACCTATATTATGACAAAACAAAACAATAAAACCTTTAACGTATGTTATTTAAGAGAGTATTCTGATTCTGAACACCAAGGAGAATACTTTTATGCATACGAAACAGTTTACAGAAATGTACCTATCAAATATAAATCTAAATTCAATGATAAGACTAAACTAAAGATAGTTAAGTTTTTAGATTGGAATTTTAAAGAAACAGCTGCTAACTTTGCTAAAACAACTAAAGTAGAATTGATAGATCAGAAACAATATTATCAAACATACAAAGATGTATTTGGTGATGTTGCTCAAGGAGATGATAAGAAGATGTGGTATGATTACGGTCAACAATATGATAGACAATCATTGAGAAAAGACTTCAACCCACAGTTGACTAAAAAGAAGGTGTTATCTTACAACGATAAAAGAGTAAATTAACGCTTGACTTTGTACCGAAACTATGTTACAATATATTACAAACTAAAAACAGAAAGATATACATTATGGAACTAAACAAGAAACTCATGTTTGCTCAATTTAATAAATTGAAATCAAATCAAGAAAAGGCTAAATACCTAATCAACTTAAAAACCAAAAAACAAGAAAGTTCTCATTTATTTAGAGGTATCAAAATTAAAGTAAAACAATTTGATAATCTAATTAAAGAATATCAAAGTGTTGTGCCTTTTGGTAGAATGCATAAAGCAATTGCTGAAGCAAAAGCTGCTGAGAAACTAAAAGAAAAAACTGAAAAATCAGGTAAAAGTCAATTTAAAGAGTTGCCAAAAAACTAATGAAAAATATTCTTAACGCTTCAGTTATAGTTTTGTTTACTTTGTTTATGCTATCCTTTGTATTCAAACCTGTTAAGGCAGATGAAAAGACTACAGCAATTATTGGTCATGTTATTACACAGGCAATTCAAGGTAATGATATGGATCATGCCGAAGTGCTTAGTAACGAACTAAATTCTTTAATGCACAAATTGACGATAGACTTAACAACTGTATTATTACAGAATATGCCAAATATATTAGATACTATATCGGCACAACTTAGAATAGAACTAGATAAACAATACAAATGTTCACTTCAAAGTGGTGACTATAAAAATAAAGAATGCATATAGGCTTGACT